TACTTGTATTGATTGTTTGCGTATTGCTTATGCTTGTAAGAGAGTGTCAAAAGCTAGCGCACTGAATCATAGTCCGAATACAGCAATTAAACACCTTATTAGAGATATAGACGATACATCAGATGCTTAAATTAGACCAAATTAACCAAAGTGTATTGCCTCCCTGCAACTTTTCTCTCAACTCCAAAACTTTACAACCTTAAAACCCTGCAACAAATGTCGTATCCAAATTGTTTCACGTGAAACATAATGTCGAATATCGAATACCAAACCAACTTATCGACTAAAACAACCAAATGACGTTTATTTGAAGCTATGCGACTAAACAAGACACCTATCAACTATTGACTCAACCTGCGACAATTAGACTCAAGGTGCGACAAAACGACTTACCCCTAAGCGATACCTGGGGCAACATATCAATTATACGAATGGAAGGTGTGTATACACGCTCAACATCCATTATAAAATAAAATATAATTTTGAAAAACAACTTGAATCTAAACTGAATTGTTAAAAGCTTATCTGTATAGTAAGAAGTTTAACCATATTGCGGATGTCTGAAAAACCTTAACTACGTAACCGACTTATGTTAGATAACTATAAACTAGGATTATCTTAGTTCCCGAAGGGGGCAAAAGACGTTAATCTAGAACGGAACGGTACCCTACCTACTGTAATGTTAGGTAAGATATAGAATCTAATATTTGTATTACACAATTTTTAACACGCCTCATTTGCACTGTTACGTTATTCTACACCCTATATTATAGCCTTAATATTTAGTTATGGATTTGCGCCCCTAAGTCTTTGATGAAATTAGAAGAAAGAGGAATATCGAAATACCATTTCCACTCGAAAGCTGGCGTTCTACCAATTGAACTACCCTTCTTTTAATCTCACCTTTCGATAAGATTATGGTGGGAAGATATTTCTCGAATATATATCATCTCTAGGACTTCATGAATCGGCCTAGTGTTTTTACCGATTAAACTATTCCCGCCTTAATCTCACCTTTAAATAAAATTACAGTGTGGGTGTGGGACCTAGGTCTCCAGTTGTTCCCTTCCTTGGGAGACTCCACGCGACCTTTCGGTTTCGAGGCGTTACTCTCTCGTCAGGCGTTTGGTTTGGAAGGCAAGATGTTCTAATGTCATTCCCACTGTAGAACCCACGCTATAATTTCACCTTGATATTACGATAATATCGCTATAATTGCAAAGGTAATGTGATAAACTAAAGGGAGGTTAAGGCCCCCCAAAGTTCATCTGATGGGTATAAATGAAGATACTATTATCATATCCTCAATTAAACTCATCGTGAGTATCGGCTATGCCAGAATTACCAGTCTCAAAGCCTTGAGCAGAATTAACTACCCCGAAACTTTCCCATTTTGAATATCCTGAAGACTTCAAGTACTAAGTTTCGTCGCCTCCAATCTATCCCGATTTTCAGCTCCCCTATAATATACACATCTACAGGAGTCTATCAACAATTTATTAACATTTTATCAACATAAATAGTGTGCCTTGGTAAGCAAGTTATGGGCAGCGTAACCGTCCTCCCTCAGGGTACCACCCCAACACTGTAAACTAAAATAGGTGGGCAGGGATTTGGCTAATCGAGAAGGTTGTAATAACCTAAATTAGTATAGTCACCCTGCAGGAGTGTGGAACTAAAACTATTGACACTCTCTAGTTTTTCATTCCTAGCGTCTACCTATTCCGCCACCACCTATTCTTAAACTAACGGGCTGCCCAATGCTGAAATTCAGTACAAAAGAGCCTAACCATCCTTTAAGAATAACTCTCCCTTCCTTAGAACATCAGGCAAACCGAAGAACCTCTACTTATTTTCCTTATCTAAATCAATCTCTGATATTAATTTGGCAATCTCTCCAAATCTGTTTAAATCATCCAAATACTGTTGAATCTGTGGTTGCTTTTCTTCCAATAAGGAATAATCTTTCTCAGTATTATATTTCTTACTTCTTTTATTCAAATCAACCCCGCATCACTAAGCTTTATAATTTCATCAACCGTAAATATATTCTTTAATCTTTCTAGGTCCTCTATCAATTTCTTTTCCGAATTCTCTGGGAATAATACATTTGTGGCGGCTTTATCTAAATCATCACCAGTGATTTCAGCTATAATACTTTCCCTTTCATTATAAGGGTTTTTAGCATTAATTATCCTTTTAGATATCTCATCATCTGATTCATTTGATTTAAATGCATCTGGATTATAGTATATGCTATGCTCCTCATGGTCATCTTTTAACTCATGGTCTTCTAATTCGGCTGTAACATAACAGATTAAGGTTCCATCCTTTTTCCTCAATGCTTTAGACTCAGGGTCATACTGTAATAATATATTCATTTGTTTCTCACAATTCCTTTAAGGTAATCATAAAGGTCCCTAAATATTATGCTTGTTGCATTATGTCTTTTGAGTTCTGAAAACATTTCTAAAACAGTTTCCTGGAACTTCTGCTCTCTACTCTTATTGTGCTTTACACGTTCCGCTTCAGCTCGTATCTCTATATTCTTATAGTAATCTGTCATTTGTTCTGACCAGTTCTTAGCTAAGTTAGTTTCAGGCATAGTTCCTTCTAGTTTTTCAATAGTTTTCATATCCATAATTACCTAAAAAATATATCGTACATGTGTAAGACAAGGACAATCTGTGAGAAATTATACAGCTTATCTAATATTACTTCTACTATTCGATGTTTCGTTTTCATATTTATCCTAAAGTTGTGAGGGGGACCCCAATTAAGGGGCCGATTTTTAAAGCTGGCCACTATGATAAGACACCAATCAAAACATAGCAACACTAGTCCCACCCGTTTACTCATCTTAAAACTTAGTATTTTTACCAATAAACTCATTTAATCCATCTTGAAGCTCTTGAGGTAGTTTCACTGTATTATTACTTGGATAAATACGCTTGTCTTCTTTTTTCCATTGGTCCCAATCGCATTTTATAATCTCTATAAACCCACTCTCACTAGTATATTGAAACCAATCGCCTAGCTTTATCTCATTCTCTTTGGCTTCATTGAATGCAGCATAAACTTTTGTTGCAATCATAGATGGTGTAAAGCTTTCGATTTCACCTTCATTAAAATCTATTTCTATTTTAGTCACGTTTCCCTCATTATTAAATCCAATTAATGTTCCATTGCAGATAACCGCTAAAGATGTGGAACACACCTATCAAGACTAACCGTTTTTTTTCTTTGCGGTCTTCTTTTTCTTTGCTGCGGTTTTAGTCTTTTTAAATCCTGCAGGAGCTTTCCCTAAGATTCTTTTATCTCTTGATTTCTTATCTTTCTCTGCTACTGAACTGTATTTTACTTTTTTCTTTGCTGCCACGTCTGGCCTCCTTTAATTGTTTGTTTAGTTGTTTTTGTTTCTTCTTAAACTAGAATTTATTTTTTCTTTTTAGTTGTTTTCTTTAGGCTCATTGCACGTTTTTTTGCTCCAGCCTTTCTTTTGTCTGTAGGTGATTTTTTAAGACTCATTGCACGTTTTTTTGCTTCAGCTTTTCGTTCGTCTTTTGTTAGGTTATATGCTGCTTTATCAAACACAACACTTCTCATGTTGGCGCTAATTGGAACTCTAGACGCCTTCATGCCCATAAGCATTTTTTTTGTTAGTTGGTCCCTTCTTCTGTGTTCGGTTTGCCAGTCCTTCAATGTCATTTTATCAAAAGGTTTTGCGGGCTTTGATAAAAAATCAACCGCTGCCTTCTTTGCTGCCTTTTTGACGGTCTTCTTTGCCGCTTTTTTGGCTACTTTCTTCCTTGCTGCCATGATTACAGCCTCCTTTAGGTTTGTGTTTGTCTTTAATATAACCTTTTTCACTATATTCCCATGATATTTAAATCTATATCTTGACATTTAGTTTCGAGTATCTTGTATTGAGTGCACATCTCTTCACTATCATTGCACTTGATTTCTTCTTTTTCTACTCTTGAAGATTCTTTGCAATTGTATTTAAGATTGCCGTATTCACTAGAGCAACCTAAGAATGCTAATAATATTAAGTATTTCATTTGATTACCTCCATGAGTTTTTCAAAGCAAAGTTCTGAAGGGGCTACTCTCACAAGATGTTCTGCTATTGGCCATTTTTCTTCAGTCAAAACCCCATTCCTCACTAACTGCTCTTCTATTAATTCTATATAAGAGTCAAATTGTTCGAATGTTAATTTCCTCTCTATCTCAACCAACCAGTGACGACCCAACTCTTCATATGGTTTATAGTCTTCTATGGGTATAATTTCTTTATCCGATAGCTCATAATATTCAAACCCTTGTAGAATAACCACAGGGTATCCCATGAACTTTGCGGCTCTTTTTGTTTTATCAAGCATTATAAACCCCTCTTCATTTTCTTATGATGCTTAGGGATATTCTTTCTTAGTATCTCATTAACCAAGTCTTTAACTGAGCTATACCCTCTGAAGGCAGCCTCTACTTTAAGGTCTATGTTTAGACTTCTTGGTATGTCTATATTTAAACGAACTGTTTTCTTTATCATTATACTTCCACTGTTAAATCCATAATTAAGATACGCTTATTAGAGTACAATGTCAACACATATTATTATTTATAATTCAACTCTTTTTAGTCTACCAGCTTTAACATCTTCCAAGCCTCTTTTAATAGATTCTAAATCCTTTGCAGGTAAGTCTTCACTTCTTTTTCTAGGTTCTCTTTTACTCAAAACGTCCATCCTCCAGTATCTCTATTTAAAATTAAATAACTTGGGCATTTGCCCCTTACTGGAATTTCCAGCTTCTCTTTAAAAGCCCTATACTTACAAAATATCCAATCATCCCACATGGGCTTCTGGTTATAAAGTATAAGGTACACGTTAGCGCCCATATTCTTAGGAATAACTATTTCTAACAGAACAAGAACAACAAACAACACTTTCTTCATTTAACTACTTTTGTTAATTATTAATTACGTATAAAATAATTAATTTTCAACTGATAATTATATCTTTTTACCTATAACGCTAGACATTTTTGTCCACTTCCATGTTGGAGATGAATTCTCTCATTTCAGATTCAGTGAAAAAGAAACCACTAATTGAAACTTTAAGCATACCAAAACTTTCTTTTGATTCTGAATGCTCATCTACTAAGTTTTTAGCTAAGGCATATTTGATTTTTTCTAAAGCCATATTTTTCACATAGCCTGAGTTGATTTTATTAGTCTGATAAGTCATAGATATGCTTTTGTGAAATTTACTTAAATCTTGCATTTTACATCCTTTTCTTGTAGTGCTGGTGGCTTCTGCCGAAACTTATTATGCTTTCACCACCAACACCGACCTTAGAAACCTTACTTCTTATATTTTCTCTTACCGAACATTCTTAGTGCTCTATATTCTTTCCCAGCCGTATAACCAGATTTTCCACAAGCCAAAAGTATTAGTTTATAGATTTTATCTATTAATTTCCTGGCCCATCCAAGCATTTTTCCAAATAAATATAAAAAATCGTGAATTAGACTAGCCCTCAAATGAGCTGGACTAGAACCAGCCCCAGTACTACCCGTTGCAATCCATGGTATACTTGCGCCATCCCAAATAAACCCAGCGGGTATATCGAAGCTTCTTCCTTCATAAGCAAACCTTACCTCATCCCTTAGTTTAAATCTCTTGCCTTCAACTATAGGGCTATTCCACATATCGGCAGTTGCAATATTATCCATTGTTAAAACTAACATAACGCTCCTTATTCGTACACCACGCCAGCGGGGAATACTAGTTTAAAATTTGTTTCTCTTTTATGAAAATCATTTACACTACTTATACACATTCCAGTAGTTAGCATAAGCCCAAAAGCTGAAATCAACATTAACCATGAAGTAAGTTTATCTACACTCATATCTTGAACTTGTAAACGTCATTTGGGTTTTTGGGAATTGCGTAATTTTCAGGTTTAAATTTAGCAAGTTGTTTTGCATACCTAACTATTTCTCTACACCTGTTAGAACACCATAATACAATAGCAGGATTTTCACAATCTGTATTTTTGCACTTTCTACCCGAAGTAGTCGGTGTCATCTTGGAATTTGGTAATATAGACTTTGCTGTATTTCTTGGATTTGCTTGGACTACTGTTTTTTGCATCTTCCGCTTCCTTCTTAGCTAACCATTTAATTGAACTATCTCTTTGTTGTTTATCAAAGTCCTCGAATACGTTTCCCATTTTCTAACTCCAAATAAATTATTCTATTTCTACTGTTTTTAACTATTAACGATAGGCTCTTATTGTCTTCTCTTAGCTCTTCAAGGGAGTGGCTTATTCTTTCCATAGCCTCCACTACGAGTTCCAGTACTTTCTTAGTATCACTCATATGTTTCCTGCTCACTGTTAAATCCAATATTAAGATACGTCTTAGTGTTTACGTTGTCAACAATTATTATTATTTAGTTTAGGCTAATGGTTATATGATTACCGCTTTGCTTCGCTCGCTTATTCAGTAGTAGTTCTATTGTAGTCTTTTTAATGTTTCTCAGAATCATGGGTTGTGTGTTCTAAGATGCAGCTCACCCCCAAACCCCCTCACGGAGATTTAGAGATGAACCACACGATATTTCTCGTCAAAATTGGGAGTTTAGTAATCGAAGTGCCCTAGACATAGCTGTTACCTTAATGCCTAAGTCTATTAAAATCCCCTGAGTCATCGTGTACAGTCTCGTCAGGTAATTAGTCAGTTAATAGACTACCACGCAGAACACACCCTGCGTATACGGTTTACTTTAATTTGAGTCGGATTGTTGAAAACTGACTCTGTTGAGAATGGCCCGAAGGCCTCAGTCCTCAACACTTTTAAAACTAGGTAATAAAATCTCAATGTCAAGTGTTTTTTTAGTTTCTTTAGTGCGAAAAGAACTTATATTAAATAAATGGCATTAGATAAAGATAATAATCCGTTTACCAACTACAGACTAGGTTTCCATCGTGGAGTACCTGGTGATAATCCTCTCAGTGAAGGTTTAGTTGCATACTATAAAGAAGATGAAAGTTCTGGGACAAGAATGGACTGTGGACCCAATGGAATTGACCTTGCAGAATTTGGAACGGTTGGTGGCACATCCAATGGAGTGATTGGTCGGGCTACAAGATTCACAGGAGCAGGAAGATTGACTTCTGTGACCAATACAATACTTGATGATATGGTTGGGGAAGATTACACCATCACGGGCTGGTTTACTGTAACAGATTTGTTATCCAGTGGAACAATGATTTCTATTGGGAATGGTGGCCTTGGTGTGGGTAATGAAAACTTAATGTCCTGCTTTTATGAATCGGGTGGAAACTCGATAGTAGTAGCCACTGGACTTGGAGCTTCATATAATTTTGCAGGCTCTACTATTAACGGTGGTGTTCCCGAAGGTGCGTATATATTTGTAGCTGTTAAGTATGTAAAATCAACAAATTCAATACATATTAGGCTAAATAACGGTACTTTTAGTACTAATAATCTACCGAGCGCTGTTACTGTTAATGCTGGGGCTGTAGTTTCATTAGGCTCTTTAGCTCCTCTAAGTATAAACCAAAACGGTAAAAATGATGAAGTATCTATTTATAATAGGCTCCTAACCGATTCGGAAGTGGATTTCTTACAAAGAGGTGGGGGAATAATTGATGATGTTGTGGCTGGATACTTTTTTGATAGCGCTACAATCGGTCAAGATGCTACTAAAAACGCCATAACCCTAACAGGATTTGGTGGATTCAGCTCTGCACCTGGAATACAAGGTGATTCAATGGCATTTGATGGGATAGATGCGGGAGCACTTTCAATTACTCACTCAGAATTAGATGATTTAATAAGTCACTCCTTTGGAATTACAATGTGGGCCTATATTGACTCCACTTTAACTGATAATGTCACGATATTTGGCCTTATGGGTGGTCTTAACACTGGTGATGTGTTGTTGAACGTCACTTATTATCACCCCACGCCTGGAATAGCTGCAACAATTTATTACGCTGGCGGAACAAGTACCTCCTTTGTTTATCAACAAATTGGTGGAACTTTACCCAAAGACGAGTGGTTTTCTATTCAATTATCATTTAGTCACTCCTCTTTGACCTTGAGCATGTCTTTAAATGATAATGCATCTACCTCAGTCACCATACCAAGTACAACCAATGTTAATACGGGTTTAAAAGTATCACTAGGTAGCTATATGGGCGTAGCTGACTACCTAAAAGGTAGAGTTGATGAAGTTTATATATATGATGGGTCCCTAACACTTGAAGAAAGAAGAACAAGATATATGAATGGGGTTGGGAATAGACCAATTGCACCTGGAAGACCTCCTTGTGCTGTGTAATGGAGATATTTAGTTTTTTTAACGAAAATAAATTATATTAGGAACTTATGACTTTAGATAAATTCAATAATCCGTTTTCAAACTTCAGATTGGGCTTTCATAATGGCGGTGGAGGCAGCCCACTTGATGTTGATTTAGTAGCCTACTATACTCTAGATGAAGTTTCGGGAGATAGGATAGATTGTAGTCCAAACGGTTTGGATGCAAGTATAGTTGGTGGAACGGTAGGATTCACTAATGATGGAATTATTTCTGGAGCCGCTGACTTTACACTTTCTGGAGGTTTAATATCTGCCACTGACTCAGTGATTGATGATATTGTAGGTGGTAGTTTTACAATTACTACTTGGGTGAAACTTAGAAGTGATACTAGTGGGAACGTGGTTTCTATCAGTAACGGTGGCCTTAATACTAATTCACTAACGTCTTTATTTTATGATTTTAATTCAAAATCTTTTGTTGGTTTTGTAAGTGATGGGGTTTCAGGTGATTTTTTTGGTTCAAATGTGGGCGGCTCTATCCCGTTTGATACTTGGGTATTTGCAGTACTGAAATTTGATGCTGACACGGAAAACTACTCACTGCAATTAAATAACCAGACACCAGCTGAAAATAATTTGGGTGCGCAAACATCTACCATTCCTTCACAAAAGTTAGCAATCGGTAAGTCAGTCGATGGTGGACTTCCTTTTGACGGTTGTATTGATGAAACATCTTTTTACAGTAGGCTTTTGACTGACGACGAGATTACCCATTATCGTATAGGTGGTGGACTTAAAACTAACATAGTTGCTGCCTACTTTTTTGAAAGTAACCCAAATGATGAGGGACCTAATGAAATAAACTTAGGCCCAAGTGGTGGTTTGGGCTATGCTACAGGTGTAATAGATACGGCTGCTAATTTCAATGGTACTTTTGCTCGCCTAGAGTCAAGCTCAAGTTCAGCTCTTGATGCCCTTAGAGAAAACTCATTTACTGTTACTTTCTTTGGTTATGTGAACTCCGCTCATACTGGAAACGGGACAATGTTAAATATCATGGACAGTTTAGCTCTGGGTGAATTCCTATTACTCACAGAATATAATGAAACTAATGACAGGATAGAAACCACCATTGCCAGTAATGGGGGAGCAGTTACCACTATTCTATCTCAGCAAATTGGAACGGGAATACCAAGAGATACATTTTTCTCTGTACAAATAACTTTTGATGCATCTACTTTAGAGTTTAGCCTAAGATTAAATCAACAAGCTTTCACACAAACAACTTTAGCAAATACCACCGATGTTAATTCTGGGCTTAGAATTAGGATGGGTACTTATGCTGGAAATGCAGATGCTTTAGCTGGCAGAGTTGATGAAGCAACCATATACAATGAAGTACTAACCGAGATAGATTTAAATACAGTATACATGAACGGCCTTGCCACTAGACCTTATAGAGCAGGGAGAGCAGGTTGCGCTCCAGAAGTGACCGATGATTTCAATAATGATTTCAACAATGACTTTAATTAAGGAATATTATGACAGCTAAAAATAGAGCCGCTTTAAAAACAGACGTATCAACAAATTTCCCTACTAATGCCGCTGGTGCAATTACGGCAGCTATACTCAGGCCATTCTTAGATGATACAATTGATTCAGCTAGAAACGTAGTTGATGATTTAGGTGTTTCCAAGAAAACAGATATAACCACAAGCACCGTTCTTGTAAATGAAAACTTTATCGTTAATACTTTTGAAATTGATTGTACCTCTGGCCCTATAACAATGACACTACCTTTGCTTTCAACCGTACAGAATCAAAAATGGGTGTTTATAAAAACAGACTCTACCAACAATAAATTAACCTTAGATGGCTCTGGAGCAGAAGAGATTGCAGGGGAGTTAACAAAAAGGATAATTTCTCAGTATGACTCTGCCGAGATTGTTCCCAATACCACTCAATGGTTTGTATCATCCGAGCAGGTAAATGGAAAAGTGTTGGTTGTAGATAGGGCCAGCTCTGGAGCACAGTCAATACCTACAGGGGTTGCCACAGTAGTTCAATTTGACAATGAGATTGTTGACTCAGGTGATTTTTATGACAACGCAACAAATTATACTTATACTCCAGGAAATGCAATATTCCAATTTTCTATAGGTGTAGAATTATTGCAATTAGATGCAAACAATTTTGTAGAAGTATGCATAAGAAAAGGCGGGGCAGCTATAGCATGTACTCGCCAATATTCCACATTTAATAATCAAGATATTACGGTTAATATAAATATACTTGACTCTAATGTGGACCCATTCCCTGGCGTTTATGATGTAACCATAGAGCATGACCAAGGGGCCAATTTAAACTTATCCGATAGCGTTATAAAAACTTATTGGAAAGCTGTGAGGATTGCTTAATGCCACCAAGAGAAAATGAAGACCCTACACCTGAGCAAGCGGCCAAAAGAGCGGCTTACTTAGCTAAGAAAAGGGCGCATATTGTTAAACGTAAGGCAAAGAATAGAGTCAAAAGAAATATTTTGCTTAAAGCTGAATACGGAAATGATACGGATAAGACAGAATTTGACACCACTAAAACTAGTGCAACCTGTATGTCTGAGGATATTTCTGATGGCGGCACGAAACTGAGTTACAAAATAGACCCATGCCCACCAGGAAAATACGTGGTTGAATGGTATGTAGATGTTGAGGATGATGGCGCTGGTAGACCGATGGGCAGACTTAGACTTAATCGAGATAAAAAGCACAATGCAAGAGCTAAAAAGAATGGGGGTCCTAATTATTATTACAATGGGATTGAAGAAATAACCATTCTAGAGAGATTCCAACCACAATTATTCGAAATAGATGTAGAAAAAGTTAGTGGAGGCAAAGCTAAAATACAAGAGGGTAGTATTTATGTTTGTAGAAGAAAACCTTATACCCCACCACAAAGAGAACCAAATCCAGAAGACCCAGTTCTTCCACCTTTTCCAATAGACAACCAAGGAGCAAGTTAAAATGGCACAACCAAACACAAAAAATGTAGTAGTAGGCATATCCAGTCAATTACTATCTGCAAAAAGAAGTAGAAAATATATTCTAATCCAAAACAAAGAGCCTATAGGTGGAAATAATGTTTATATCCATTGGGGTGATGACGTTGCTACAACTAGTAATGGAGTCGTTCTAGGACCTACAGAAGTTCACGATGTTCAGGTTTTTAATCAAGGACAATTAAGTGCTATAGCAGATGTGGCACCTGTTAATGTTCTTCTTTTGGAATTTTAGCTTAAAATCGCAAGAAAGGGGTTTCCCCCTCCCAAGCTTGGATTTAACAATAAATCTTATAAAGGAAATATTGTAGAACTCTAAGATACTATTTATTTAATCCAGATGGCAATATACTTGGAAGAAAATAACAAATCAATCAACGATATATTAAGGGAAATGTCCCTTAATAAATTTATTAGCCTATTTTGCAGCGTTTATGACTATGATGTTGAAAAATGGTGTCCAATAGTCCTATGGCCTAAGCAGGTTGAGCTTACTGACCTTTTAGAGGTTACTACAAAGATATTCTGGCCCAAAGCTAGACAAGTGGGTGGTTCAATGGTTGCAGGCTGCCTTGCAGCTAAGGTTGCAATCTCAGAACCTAACTCTGACATCTACGTTATCTCTAAAACAGAGGGGGATGCTCAATATTTCCTGAAGGATAAAGTAAAAAGTATCCTAGAACACCTTCCAAAGGTTGAGGGTATTGACTGGCCCAAAAGTACACCCTATAAAGATAGAATTGAATTCTCGAATGGTTCTACAATCACCTCCCTAACAAGTTCCGAGGATGCAGGTCGTGGGCGCTCATCTGTTAGATTATTTATAATGGATGAAGCTGGTGCGATTGAGCATGCTAGAGCTATTTGGAAAGGTGCTTCTCCCGCCATCGAGAAACACCCCAGGGGCCAAATGATTGTGATTTCAAACTCAAAATCTGGCTCTTGGTTTAATATTATGCTCAAAAAGATAGATGAAGGTGATGTTGATGGAATAGATTTGCATTTTATGTCATCATGGACCGACCCAGCTAGAGATGAAGCCTGGAAACGGGTATCTATAACTCAATATGACAATGAGATAGATTTCTATACCGAGTATCCCGAAAAAGTGGAACATATGTTTCTCAAAAGAGAGGGTTACGCTTATCCTACCTTTAAATCTAAAGAGGGTGGACCCCACGTTAATTCTTTTGAACCAGACTTTGAACATAATAGGCTTATCTTTGGATATGACCACGGTTTTGAGCATTATTCTGTATTTCTAATGATGGTTTGGGATATGTATAATGACCACCTTTATGTTTTCGATGAATTATTCAGTCATCAACAAGGTGTCCCAGAGATAGCAGTTTCAATGCTAAATAAGATTGAGAAGTGGGAACGGGAGCTTATGCCTGTTAAATCATGGCTTAATATTGCCGATTCAGCCATTTTCTCTAAGCATGGAACAAAACCAGTTTCAGAACTTATTCATGCCTATACAGGATTACATTTTAGTAAATCTCTCAAATATAATGAAGCCGCTTCTACTGATATGCTCAGAAGTAGGTTCACATTAAATAAAATTACGATTCATCCCAGATGCTATAACACAATAGGTCAAATTAGAGACTTAATGTATGGAAAAAATGGGAAGATTAAAGATGCTAATAATGATTCTGTGGATATTTTACGTTATATTTGTACAGAGTTAAGACAACAAACCAGGCCAGCGGAAGTAAAAGTACCAAAAGCATACGATAGAAGATTTGGTAAATACCAAAGAAATATGAGTATCTTACATAAAATGGGGCAAGATGATGGTAGTGAAAGGGAATTTTCAGCCCAAGAGCTAGGAAATTGGCAAGCTTTTTAAAAAAATGTTGATACTTTGTTGATAAAATCACTATTTTAATAGATGAAAACCTAAAGCCTATAAAATCGAAGGTAAAATGGGAAAAAATATAAAAGAGGAATGCAGATGTTCCAATAAGGTGAAAACAAAAAACCAAAGGACTGCAACTTGTGGGTCATTTTTATTTGAGAAGAGTTCTAATAGAATCCTAATCATCTGTAGAAATTGTTCACAAAAGTATGCAATAGATTTTGCTGAGGGGACTGATATTTCAGTTAAAAAATTAGTAGAGTCTAACATAAAAATTCCTATAAAAACAAGGATTAATCATGGCAGTTAAACAACTAGCAACTCAAGCAAAAGTCTATACTAAAATTGAAGACGAATTAGATATACCTGCAAACCTAGATTTACCATCTGGCGCTGCAACCGTGGCAAACTTTAAATTATTAGCCAATATGTCTACTTCAGGCATGGCATTACTAGAAATAGACGGTGTTGAATACAACATCCCTCTTTTATTGTCCTAATGACTAAGATTACTTTAAATAAACTGCTTGAGATTGTTAGAAAAGCAAACCCAGGCAAGAAAGTAATCTTAAAAGAGTTCAGGCATGCCCCCAATGCTGGTGGGCATGTCATTAAAGGTAAAGAGTTAGAAAACTTATTAAAGGATTAATATTATGGCTGGAAATGAAAGCTTCTTTTTTAGTAAACCAGTAGGGATTCTGGAAGAAATGGGTTCAAACGAACAAAAAGTATCCTCTTCTTATAGCAGACCTGTGAGAGCAGAAATCAAAATGGTTCAAAATGGTTATGAACTAGATTATGAGAATAAAAGTTTCATTGCAAAAACATTACCCGAAGCATTAGAAATGATTAAGAGCTGGATGGAAATGAACGAAAAAGAAATGTCTAAGGGCGAAAAAGAGGCTTAATCTATGACTACAGAAGTACCTAGCGGATATAATACTGTTCAATTTTACACTGATTTGTTTAGAAGCTATAAAAGGCGAAACAAAAACGATTTATACAGACAGGCCCGAAATTGGGGCATGTTCTCTGGTGTAAATGGTAAACAATGGGACCCAGCGGCTCTAGCACAATTGTTAGACGAAAGCCGAGCGCCCCATCAAGTGAATTTTATTCAGAAGCACGTTATATCGCTTGCAGGTAACTTCATTCAAAACGGGTTTGAGCCTGATTTTGAACCTAACATGGGTGCATCCAATGATGACACCCTTCTACTTAATGACCTTTATTCTATAGATAGAAATAGGGGTGATTGGAAGAAAACACTAAGGGCCAATATCCTTGCTGGCCTTGTTCATCGTGGTAGCTTTGAAATGTACGTAGACTATAAAACGGACCCCCAGGGAAGTATTAGTTTAAGGACGATAAGCAAAGACCGCATATTGTATGACCCTGATTGGACCTCTGCAAATATGAGTGATAATAAGCATTTGATAGAATTCGCATGGATGGCCCCAGATGAAATAAAAAGACGCTATAACAAAAGTAATGGTGAACTTGACGTTGCAATTGAGCTGTGGAAAAACGGCATGGCAGTGAGAGATGAAGATGAAGATGAAGAAAGCTTAAAAAACGGAAACTATAATCTATTTAATGACTCTGCCGATTTATTGGATACCGTAAATAACAGATATTTGGTTATTCAGGTCAAAAGGCTTGAACGTGGCTTCAAAAGAGGTCTAATTGACAAAAAGACTGGTAAGAAATTAAAAGACATGAACGAAATGGATATGGAATCCATGATGATGCTTAGGGGTGAATCTCTTAAAGTTTATACTAATGAATATGCTAAACAAAGAGTCACTACTATCATTCCTGGATTATCTAACACACTTCTTTTGGAAGATGATGCATTAACAGAAATGCAAATTGGAAGATACACTAATTTCTCATGGTCTTCTCTAAATATTGATGGTGAAGTACAGGGAGTAGTAGAGGTATTAAAAGACCTTCAGGAAATCTATAATAAAAGAGAATCTACGTTTACACATGCCCAAACTACGGCAGCTAATGGTGTTGAAATAGTTGAAGAGGATTTCTTTGCCGATGATACTGAGTTACAAAGCTATAGAGATAATAAAAACAAGCCTGGAGAAATCTTCATAGCCAAAGCTGGAAGGATTTCTGCTCAAAGAGCTGGGATTATGAATAAACAGAGGGATAATCTCCCTAATGACCTTCATACATCGGCTGACAGAGCTTTTAACATGACTACAGAGGTTGGTTACAATGTTCCCCCGTTATCGGGTGGAGAAGGTAAATCAGGAGAGTCTAACGCCCTATTTGAATCAAAAAGAGCCAGTGCTTTAGTTGCTCTAGAGTTTACGACCCAAACATTGAAAGATATGGATGAAGAGGTTGGAGAGGCCTATTTATACGCCTGTAAAAGCCTTTATTCTGGCTCTCCAAGAGTAAGGACCTCTACAGATAAGAAAAGACAGATATTATTGAATATCCCTAATGAAGATGGAAGTATTACGGGTGATGTCAGTAAAATAAGACGGCATAGCGTAACAATCACAGCTTCTAGAAAAGGTGAGACTCTAAGAAGAGAAATTCTAACCAAATACACTCAAATATTACAAGTTGTTCAAAATCCCATCTACAGGTCTATTATTGAAAAGAATATGATTCAGTATGTTCCAAATATTCCAGAGAGTGAGATTGAAGACGGTAAAAAAGCGGCTGACTTGTTTATTGAATTACAAGAATCTAGAATGGTTACGGAAATTGCAACAAATGAAGCTCAAGTTAAGAAATTGCAACAACCACCACCACCCCCCCAAGCTCCAGGTGGAATCGCTCCAGGTGGAGAAGAGCCTGGAAATACTCCCGTTTCTGTAGAAGGTGCACCCGTTGAACCTGGAAACACGCCCACAGTTGACGTAAATAATGTAAATCAGATGCGATAATCGCAATCTATCAACATTTTATCAACATTTTATTAACTATAAACAATTAATCAACAATTAATCAACATTTTAGTTGTTTAAGACTCTAATTTCTAATTATTTTATAGTTAAGTTTTTTGAGCAGTAATAAAAACTGTTATCGAAATCTTGAAAACTAAACACAGGGGCAGTAATTAACTGTAACTCAATTAAAATCCAACATAGGGCAGAGACTTTCTGTAACCAAAAACAAGGATAGAATAAATGAACGTACTAAATCCAAATACTACGGATAAGAACAATACAGATGAAAAAGAGGTATTAGGGCCAGATATAGCCATGGAAAAAGCCAGAGAACTTCAAGAAGGAAAAATCACCTTTGATGATATTAAAGATGAAAAGCTTCTAGATGAAATCCACGAAAGGTTTATGATTAAGGAAGAGGAAATTTCAGAAGCAATTCAGGAAGCACCCGAAACCAAAGTTGCAGACACAGAAGAGGATGAAACTCCAAGCACTGAAGAGAAACCTTCACAGGAATATTTACAGGAACGGAAAAAAGAACTGGATGAACTAAACACAATCAAGCAGAGAATTGAAAGCAGTAACAAGGAACTTGAGAGATTAGGCAAATTAAAAACAGAATCCAAGAGAATTAATATAGATGACCCACTTTCAGAAGAAGCAATTACGAATATCAACGATAGAGTTAATCAACTCGAAGATAGTCAGAATACTTTCTATGAAGAGAAATCTACAGAGGTTCAAGGAGAAGCCAAAAAGCTTAAACAAGAGCGTTTGCTTTTGGAGCTACAGGTTTTTCAAGGTGATGCTGGTTACAAAATGTCAAAACCACTCAAAACAATTGATGCTCAATATAAAGCTTTTCTTAAAAATATTGATGGTGTTGAAAATGCAAGTAAATTTCTTAATGATGAAAAATTCAGAGCGCAAAAGGAAGGCGAAGGCATTTCTATTGGAATTTCTGATGATGATTTTAAGAAATATCAAACAATTTCAGATGTTCATAATTTCAAGCTTAATGGTAATTACCCAACTTTAAATTCTGCATTTGCCGACTATGCGAAGGAAAAAGGTATTGTACACGACAAAGTTAAACAAGCTGTAATAAATGCAACTATAGAAACCGTTGAACAAATGACAAACGGTCAAGATGCAGCTACAACGCTCAGTCCAAGTGATGGAGGCGGTGTACATTCGGTACCAGAGATGACAGATGCACAAAAAGCTCATTTCATTGAAAACATGCCGAGTAATCCAACGGCTGCCCAAGAAAAGCAGCTGGACGAAATACACAAGTCTTTATTTCCAAGCTGACAAAAGGATTAAATAATTATGCTTACTATAGCAGGAACACCCCTAGAACAAACGTCATGGAACAATCAATTGATAATGAAGTCCAAGACGAGAGATGTTTATCAAGATTTCGCTGGTACATTTTCTGATAATAAGAAAATGCTTCCAAATGGTATTCAAACTACCGTCAACTTAGGTCCCTCTAAACATAGCCATGTAGTCGGCTTGTTATTAGACATCGAAGGTGATGGAGTTATGGGAAGAGAAAGTCAGATTGGCAAAGAAAAAGACCAAGAGCTTAAAGAACTCATCGTCTATTCTAATGACCTTTCTCAGGCCGTTAATACTCAAAGATACGGTATTGATGCACATGACAAAAAAGCTTATAGAGTACTTGAGATGGTTAATCCTCAATTATCTTTATGGCACAAAGAAATCGAAGGTAAAGCCACTCGTGAAGGTCTATTACAAAGATATTCATCTAACTTACTTGTAGCTCCAACTAATTTAGTACAAAGATGGAATGAAAATATCTTTATTAAAGGTGTAACTTTCGCTAACCAACCTGTATATGATTCTACTAATGCCTCTTACGAGACTAACATTAGTGGTGCTACAACTGGTGGTTCTGGTGGACAATGGGACGTAACTTTCCTAAATGCTCTTATTCACGAAATTACAGTGATTAAAGCTATTCAACCATTAGATAACGAAAGATATGTTGTGACTGTTCCAAGTCGTCAAGCAATGTTCTTGAAAGACCCAGGGTCCGCAAACTCTATTGCAGGTCTATTTAAAGATTCTCACGTTAGAGAGGCTGGTGAAAATGCATACAAATATTATCTTGGCTCTTATGGTCCTATGGATTTATATGAAGACCCAAGAGCAGCAGTGGTAAACATCACCGCTGGAGCTTTAGTAGCTCAGTATAAAGGTGCTGGAACGGATGATACTCGATATTCTATCGGTACTGGAACTGACTTTGATGTTAGTTTTGTACATGGTAAGGGTTCATACATGAAAGCAATCCACGAGGCTTTGCATTTTGAAGAAGAAATTCAAAACTACAAAAAAATCGTTGGTGTTGGTGCATTCACTGGTTATGGTATTAATAGAACAGTATTTGATGATGTTGATTCACCATCAGACACTTCCCAAATTAACCAAAACTCAATTGCTATCTTTGCTGAAACAAGCTTAGCGGCAGTATAAATAATCGGGGGAGCTGGTGTAAAAACTAGCTCTCTCATTTCACAAACCTAAAACCCGAAAGGTAAATTTATGAACATGTTAAAATTAAAGTACAAACAACATCATATGTCTAAAAAAAGAGTTAGAGATATGACTCTTGGTGGTTTTGAATTAGAAGCCCCACATGCCTATAAGTTTGTAGGAGAAAGTTCTATTCCTGTTAGAGCTGGACAATTATCTACTCAGTTTAGATTGACTATTATCCCAAGTGGAGAGTGTTCAATTCCAGACACTGAGTATAACAGAGAAAAATTAAGAAATATGTTTGAGATTGTAGATGGACTCAAGAACTTTATATTCGAAATCTTGTCTAATATCGACTTAAACGAAGAGGCTCCACACGCTGGAGGCGGTTCTATCTCTAAAGAAGAGGAAAGAACATTAAAACAAAAAATTAAAGACCTTGAAGACAAAAACAAAAAACTTAATGCAGATTTAGAAGTTAAGAAAGTAGTTAAAAGAACAGTCAAAAAAACTGGAGGAAAAGCTAAAAAGGACGTAGAGAAAAAAGTGGTAACACCTTTAAATCTTGCACCTGATTTAGCTTAGTATTATGAATACATCGGCTTACGTTACATATATAGCAGAAAGGGTCCAGGGGAGTCTTACTCGTGAAAATATCTTAGATATGATTAACAAGGCTCAAAATGAAATCCTTTCTAATGACAATAGAATTACACAAATAACTCCAGACCCCTTTATTCATAGTGGTTCTGAGGTGTTCAATGGTGTGACTTCAAACCCAATTAACAGTTTTACATTTACTGTTACTCAGGATATAAGTGTTGATTTCCCAGATACCCCGACTAGAGGTAATCTAATTGTAACCGAAGCCGATGGTACATTGACAAAACTACCCTATCAGTCATATTCTGGAAGCGTTTTTAATCTAGAGGATGATGAATTCCTTGCTAAAAACTTTGATGGTACGGCAACTTGCCAGGTGGACCAATTCGACCTTGTTTCATCTGGTGCTTTGTACTCTTCTATTAGGAATGAAACCAGAAGGACTCAATTTGATGTTAGAAGGGTGAGTAGAGTTTATTCATTTACTAATAATATCCCTGGAAACAACCTATATAATTATAACTATGGAAGCTATGGAGCATCTGGAAACGGAGCTTCTAGAAGACAAGACCAAAAGAAAAACATTAATACCCCTGAAATTGATATATCTTGTGATACTATTGATTCTTTAGAGCCTTTAAGTGGTGATGCTAGAATTATAATATGGGAAGATAATACCCCACCTAGTAACCCTAAAAACAACGCTTATTATGCAAGGGCTTACAGATGGCCAGCTCAATTAACTAGTGAAGATGTACCACTTACAATACCTGCAAGATGGCAGACAACGCTTCTTAAATTTGCAATATTTAAAGATGAAGAGTATAGAGAGTACGGAAAAGCCGACAATCCTCAATTCTTATTTGATAGATATTTAAAAGAGTTTTTATCCGATGCACTAAGTGGTGCTCAAAGTTCAAAAAGAACCTACACCACACCGAGGTTTTAGTTGTCATATATAAGAAAAAGAACCAGGTCCCAAGGTGATAGGGCGATAAAGCACACACAAGATAATTTTGGTGAAGGGTTAAATGTAGATTTACCAGCAACCGATATTAACACAAATGCAAACCCAGTGCTTGATAATTATATCGCCTATGAAAGATATGCAGAAGGAAGAACGGGTTCAACCTTGGCTAATGATGACCTTCCAGGCTCTGGAACCATTCATTCTATTGCTATACACCCAGAGAATGGGCAACTTGTTATGCATAGAGGGGCAAAGTTATATTCCGTTACCTCTAGTTTTGTAGAAATTCAAAACTTGGGGCATACCGAATCTTTTACTTTTGATGAAGACTCTAATCTTGTGGTCTTTGGGGATGATTTTTTACTGTACACTGCCTCTGGTTTATTTAGACTTTATATCACTCTCAGTATTAAATCATTTATACCTATCAACGCCCAAAAACCACTGGAAATAGCAAGTGTAGTGGCTGCAACCGATAAGGGTCCTTTTAAATACAAATACATATATACATTTTCCGTTATAATTGCCAATATTGGTTTCCCAGCTAATTCAGGACATAGGGGCACCCCTGGTAATGTGCTAGTACACGAAACACCCCCCATTAGACCTACGGGAGAGGTTGGCTCAGAAGCTTATTTTCTCCAGGTTAGCAGGGAAGAAGAAATTGGAATCTCACAACAAATAGTCTCTATTCTAGAAACTATTCCAGACCACGTAACACATATTAGCTGGTATAGGACACCCGATTTAGGTCAGAATGGATTGGATAATCTCGCCTTTGACCAGTACGCGTGGATTGATGATAGGGAAGTTAGTTTTCCTAATGCTGCCGACCTTACCTTTGATGATACAATAAATTATCGACTCACTCATGCTCCAAATTTAAGATTAAAAAATATTGGGTGGGAGGCGTTGCCAAATGGAGTTTTAGGAGAGGTAACTCCAGGATTTATTTTTACAGCTGCCTTAAACGGGAAAATGTTAAGCTATAGCCAAAGAGTGCCAGACGATACAAGAGCAGGTTTTCACGATGCTGGAACACAATTTCAAGAGTTTGATGATGGTATAAATGTTATAGCAAAACTACCCGATTCATTAGCTGTTATTGAGAATAGCACATCTTCTATTATAACACTTACTTCAATTATAGACACTGGAGTAAATCAGTATGTAGCCACCATTGACCACATTATCACTATTGATGATGATATTGGTGTGATAGATGGAAAAAGCTTTTCGAATGCCGATGGCGGTACTTACGTATCTATATGTTCAGACAAATCAGTGAGAACTTTTGACCAATCTGGGTGGGGTCGTGACCTTGCTCTTGACCATGTTGGGGGTATTATTGATGGAATTAAGGTTGGAGCCACTGTAGCTAAATACTATAAAGGAGCTTACTATATTTGGTACACCTTGGATAATGATGCAACAAAACCAGATAGCTGTATTAGGTTTTCATTAAAAAGAAGCTCTGGAAAGGGTTGGAATACTGTAACTGGTGTTGATTGGGTTTTACCTCCTATTAATACTGGCCTTATGGTTGGTAGTAATTTTAATGCCCCTTCAGATACCAAGCTGAGTTATTTCTTTGTTCTGAATGAATCGGATAATAAAATTTACTGGATTGACTCTTTTAATGGACCTGAAAACATTACTATAAATGATTTTCCCGTTGTAAAGCATTATTCAGATAAGAAAATATTCTTTTATGCCGATGGAACTCAAATACCATGTAAAATTAGAACTAGGGATGTGACAGGTTCACAAAGAAGTTTTAATATAAAACATAGTGAATCACACATTTATTATAATAATAGCACTCCAGAAGACCCGCTTGCATTAACAATAAGTGCCTCAGCATTTGTTGATGATTCAGACACCCCTACCGATACTGTAACAGAAGTTCCTCCAGGCGATGATATTCAATTTTTTAGAAAGGTTGAAGGGAGTCGGATTAGTGTTGAATTTACTTCTAATAGAAGTGGCCACAGAGTAATATCCATTGATGGAAGGTTTCGTGTTCAAGATATTAACAGGCCAAATGCAGGCCCTAGTAAATCTCTTGAAGGGACAATGCAAGCAGACCTACAGGGTAAGATTAATCTTTGGACTTTTACAAGGCCCGCACCTCTTTTGAGTAGGATAGATAATAAGAAATTCCCTCTTGGAAACATCCAAACACAATTAGGCCCAGACGGAAGAACGAAAGCGGTTCAAGTCGGTGTAGGCTCCAATGAAGTAAACCCATTTTTATTCCCAGATAGGTCTAGTTATAATACTGAAGAGGGTTCTTTTTCAGCATTATTTTGGGTTGGGGGGCTTGATTTTTCTGGACCCCCAGTAGTGTTATTCACCGTCTATAATTTAGATGGAACAATAGGGCTTCAGTTATATGCAACAAACGCAACCACGTTAATACTTTTTAACACATCTCTTGGTATTGTGGGAACATTTACTGTAGATGATTTAAATGCTGGACCTACAAACGGGTATCATCAAATATTTGTATATAGCCCAGCTCTGGGAACATTAGATATAAAACAAAATGGAGTCTCAAAAGGACTTACTTTCGCATTTATTACTTTTGGTGGTGGTGGAATTGAACTTGGAGGGGTAGCAATATGACCTATAGTCCTACAGGAATAGAAGTATTTAACCTTGAAGAGGGTGAGAAAGTTCTCAATTCTAAGCTAATAAAACGTAACTTAGATTTGATAGGACAGGAAACAAAGAAACTGGATGATAAAATAACAAGAAATAATGAGAAGTCCACGGAAACTAGAACTAGATTCGAACAAGATGAAGTAAGTTTTAGACACAACTTTTTAGCCCAGTGGTAATATGCCAAAAGAAATAATAAAAATATTAGGACAGCTTTATCCCGCAGCTGGAGCGACAGAACTTTTATATGTAGTCCCTGATAATAGAAGGGCCATTGTAAAGATAACCATTTTTGTAAATGGGGGAGCTAATGATAATGTCTCTATTGCAATGCTTCCATTAGGTGAAACCCTTTCAATTAAAAACTATCTTATAGCAAACCTTTCTGCCCTGTCAAAACTAGAATCGCAAATGGCATCTGCAACTGGAATAACTTTAAGCGAAGGCGACCAGATTTTAGTAAAAAGTACAGTTGGAGATACTATCTTTCATTGTTACGGTGTAGAAATAGAACCTTAAAAACTTAACTTGGTGTATTATGTCAACAGATGATAATGTAATTAGAGAAGGCGGGATTTTTGAACCAGCGCCCGTTCACGAAAAACCAGCTATCAAAACCATCACCACAGGCGGTACGTTTGGAAGTGGTACTGGAACTGATAACGAAGTTCAAGGAGTAAAAGATTTCACAAATATTCAAACAAGTGGTATTTTTGAACCTGATGACGCTACTCCACCTCCACCACCAGAGCCAGTAGTTACTCCACCTCCACCACCCGCTCCAGAGCCAGTAGTGGCTCCAGCTCCAGTAGTAGTGAATGAAGCTATTACGGCAACTAAGAAAAAGGTCGATAAAAACAAACCAATTGCACCCAAAGAGATTGACCCATTAAAACCAATTAGTGATGATTTTCTTACTAGTTCATCTAAGTTCTTTCAGGACCTGCAGGACCCAAATATACCAGACCCAATTAAAACCGCCCAAATGAATGAGTTTATTACCTCCTTTGGTTCTCAGAATCAAGCCTTGACTGACAGCATGATGCTTCAATTAAAACAACAAGGTAAAGAGGGAAGTGGTGCGGGTAATGCCCTCATGTTTAATATGGCTAGGGGCAATAATGCAGATTACTCTAATATGATGGCTAAGTTAAATACTCAGTCAGCACAAAGAATATTCGATGCTAACAAATACGGCATGGAAAAAGGAATACAATTAAGACAGCAACTAAATGCAGAGACTCAAGAGAAGTTTAGAACGGATGGATTATTATTTGCATCTGCCGTTGAAGCTGGTGATTTTGAAGAGGTGGCTAGACTTGGAAATGAGCTTGGTTTACAAAACCTAGATACAACTAAAATGGAAGCAATGAGCGATTTAGAGATGGCCAATTTTGCTGCACGTTCTTTGGTTGACCTTGGATTCACTCCAGAAGCCGTAAATCAATTTAGTGGCATAACAGGAATTGAGCTTGATGCAAATGATATTGCCGTACTTGACCCAGCTAGACAAGGGTTAATTCAAGCCAGATTATCTTCCATTGAGAAAATAACAAACCCAGAAGAGAAAGCGGCTGCAATGTCTGAATTAGCAGCTGAATTTCCAGAGGCTTTTGGTTTTGCTGGAGATGCAAGTGCAGCTCAAAACTTTGTTGATAACATTGATTATAATGATATTGAGGCAAACGCAAATAACCAATCGGCAGCTAATGACTTTTGGCAATCTGAATCCGTTAAAAGCTCTCCTAATATGAATGGAGTTATCGAAGTTGGTAGAAAGTTCTTTGAATCTTATACGGATGCAAGTATAGACAGCCAATATAAAACGGTAGCTGACAAGTTTAACTCTCTTGATGCTGAAGGAAAGGCAGATGCTCTTGCAGGTATGGACCAATTCGGAGTAAATTCTATGAGTGATATTGACACCATAGAAGAGAAAAAAGCGTTCTTATCTGTGAATAAGTTTAACAACAAAAAGAAAAATATTGCCTCAGTTGCTACCGAGATGTTTACCTCCTTTGGACAAGTTACGGCTGGAACTAGTATGGCAGATTGGTTTGATGGAACTGATGAAACTAAATCAGACGTTGCTAGAGAATGGATTGCCGATATTATAATTGGTGGTAATTATGAAACTGATGCTAACGGAAATATTGTTCCTAATTTAGGTGATATTATTCCACCATGGAAAGATAATTCAAACCAGTATACTTTTATGACCTGGCCTAGAAAATATGATGCGAATGGGAATGCTTTAACTGGAAGTGATGTCTATCAAGGAAAAGAATTCAGAGATGACTTAGGGTCCGATAGTGTTCACTCTGACCCCGCTGCTATTTCAGAAGACCAAGAACTTACTAGAAAATATATGCAGTTTAAAAAAGATAACCCAGATAGCGGAAGCTCTTGGTTACAGTGGTATGATGAATCTAAAGGTGGGACTCAAAGAGTTTTCAAAAAAACAAACCTTAATAGTTCTTTATCTAGCGAAGAGTTGAATGCGGTTTCATCTTTTGACTCCTCCTTATCAACTGGTGATTTTTCAAGTATGACACCAGAAGAGCAGGTTCTTGCATTCAAGAGTGACCCATCTTTACTAGAGAGAATGAAGGCATCTAATTCAATTGAGAAGCTTTCACTTAGTGGAGGGGGAATCAAACAACCCAAAGATAACACATGGAATAGTGTAGAGGGTTCTGGATTTAAGTTTGACACAGTTGCTTTCGCAGAGGGTGGTTCATCAAGAGCAACCACACATGCAGACAAAGGTGCTGGCGATGGCAAGGGTACTATCGCTATTGTTGATGGTGCTGCATATAGGTTTATTGCATATAGAGGCGACCTTAAAACAGGAGAGGGCAAGATTATGGCAAAACCACTTGATGGAGGCAATCCAATTTGGTTAGAATGGATACCCGAATAAACAATAGGATTAGGAGATAATTATGGCAGAAAATATATTTGCAAGTCAAGGAATATTTGACGATGTAAGAGATGAGGGTGGTGATAAGTTTCAGTCGTTATCTGGTATAGATACTACGCTTGAGGCCCCAGTTAAGCCCACGGCAAAACCTAAAGCAAGTCCTAGTTTTATGGATTCTCTCACTAAAAGTCCATCTAAAAAAACTACTAGAATAACGGCTGATGCTGCTAGTGGTGCAACGGCTGGACTTGCTATTGGACAACAACAAACGGGTGAAACTGAACTTGCATCTGCCGATTCATTTATTAAAATATTGGGTGGTGCTGGTACTGGCTTTCTAGCTGGCGGTCCAATTGGAGCTGTAGCTGGTGGCCTTGCCGCTGGACTTGGAGCATTCCTTTCCACTAAGTCTGCCAAGAGAGCAAGTAAAGCTCAAAAAGCTAAAGACGTTAGATATGATAAAATGGTCAAAGAGCAAATTGCCAGAGAAGATAAATTCAGGCAAGAAGATAAATTTGCTAGGCTTGAGGAACAGGGCTATGATAGAAAACGTCAAAAGATGAATGATAAATGGGCTTTGTATAATAAATTTAGTGATAACTTCACGAGCATGATAAATGACGATGCTGAACTTAAAAAGCGATTCGCTTCAACGGGGTTTTAAAATGGCTACAAATTTAATAGATGCGGAGCTTGCCTCCCCTTTCCAAAATGCACCAACACCTGGCCCAGGATTAAACCTTATGGCAGGTATACAAGCGGTTCCAGAGGCTATAGAAGTTGGTCAAGCCGTAGAGAAGAAAGCAGAACAAAGGGCGTTTGAAGACCTACTAGCTACTGGACAGGAAGGCATGGTTAAAATGTCTGAGTCTTTATTAGCAGAAGGCTCAATCACCCCCCAGGATGCTGCAAAACTGGACCCTAATAACGCTTTGTTTCAAGGTGAAGAGGGACAGATAAAATGGTATCAAGGAATAGACAGAGCGATAAAAGAAAACCAGGCTACTAAATTAAATAAAAAGAAAGCAACCCTAGAAGGCGAAGAGCTTGTGGAAGTTGGTGTTGAAGCTGGTGAGATTGGAGTTGAGTCTCAATTAGGGTTACAAAAAGGATTCCGAAGAGAAGAACGGGTTGAAGAGTTTATGAAAAACCTTGGTTCAAATGAATCAACAAATCTTTCAGTAGATAAAGATGAAACGGATGCTGTAGTTTTACAAGGTGTCAAAGATTCAATAGATGAAAAAATAGAGAATGCAAATCAAACGGGTATAGCTGACGACCCTGGAATTGCCTCTATGATTAAGGGTTGGCAGAAACAAAAAGCAGATTTAGACAAAAGAATTAGAGAATCAAATACAGAGAGGCGTTCTGCAAGAGGGTTAGCATCTAGAGAAGCGGAAGCCGACACCAAAGCTGGTGAAAAATTTATCAAAGATACGGTTGAAGCCAGAGCAACCCAAGTTCAAATGGATACTGTTAGTCAGGCCCTTGTTGAAATGGGATTACCAGATGGGGTAAATACCTTTGACCCTGGAATTGTTGATATTCCTGGAGCGGGTAAACTGGGTACCAAATTAACTAGGTTTGTTAAAACCCCAGCGGGTATTAAATTTGTTGCCAATGTTGAAAGATTAATTTCTATGGAAAGGCATAAATTATATGGTGCCGCCTTAACCGATACGGAAAATGCCAACTTTAAAAGGATGACAGGACAAAACTGGTTAGGTAATGAAATGCAATTCTTAGCAGCGCTTAGAGCTATTGAGAGGGTTAATAAACTATCTCTTCAAGGTAGTAGAAGACAGGAAGCCGCTGCCGAAGATACTAGGAGAAGAAATGCTCCACCACCAAAAAAAGAAAAAGCTAAATCAACAAGCTCTTTAAGTGACGATGATATATTTAATTCTGTTTTTGGAGAAAAATAATGTCTACTAAAAAACAATTTCTTGAAATGTTAAAAGAAAAGGGGGCCACTAGAGAACAGGCCGCCAAAGCATTTAAAATGAAATTAGAGCAAGGCTCCCCATTTGATGAAGAGCCTGTGGATACTATTGAAGTACTTGAATCGGGTGAAGACTTAGGAGCAGGGTTTCCAGAAACTCCAGAGCGCTCAACTATTTCAAAAGCCATAGCCCCCACAGCTGGGGCAGATGTACATATTCCAGACAGCCCAGTATTAGAGGGTGCTGCAAAAGTTGGGACTACTGCATTAGAAGTAATGGACTTTCCGAAAAGAGCTTTAGGGGCGCTAAGGGGTGGAGATATAACAGACCCCAAAACCGCACTATTCGCAAAAGAAGCCGAACCTTTCGAGAACATAGATTTAGCAATTTCCAACCTAGAGAAAAAACTTTCCGCACTCCCAAAGGAAGATGATGATGGTGCTATAACCTCTATGTTAGGTAGTTTTATTAGAGGTGGAGCATCAAAAAAAGAACTAATTGAAAATGTTTTAGAAGACCTTCAAAAAAGGAAGGATTCGGGAAAAGGAATGAATGCGGCCAATATAGTAGTGGCTGAATTTATGAAGGAAGCTCCCACAGCTTTTGTTGGTTCATTGGGTTCGGCTGCCAAGAAAACTATAAAATGGTTAGGCGCTGGCAAATTTGTTATGGCTGAAAGGCTAGGCGAAAATGTATCCAAACTAAGTGAAGACGCTTTTAGATTCCTAAGAACAAAAGGAGCTGAGGGAAGAAAGACTTTAGAACAAGCCCAAGGAAAAGCTTTTGAACTTGGAAATGAAATAAGGGATATTGTTTTTAATAAGCCTGAAAAGTTTTTCCCTGAAACTAAAGTTATAAATGATATTGTTGAGAAAATGCCTAATATACCTATTGGCCCTACAGTAAAGAAACTAAGGGAGCTTGAAAGTCAAGTTGTTGGTAGAAGTGATATAGCTGTGGAAGTAAGAAATGTTATAACGAAACAAATTAATCACCTTGAGAATGCAACGAAATCCACAGGCCCAGAATTATTTGATGCTAGTGGAAGAGTTATCCCGAAAAAGATTACAAAAGATGTAGAGATTTCTGCTAAAGCTTTTAAACAAACTAGAGAAGACCTTGACGCTTTTGTTGGTAATTTTGACCAAGTTCCCCCAGACCTTAAGAAAAGAATGAAGTCTATATACAAAAGTGTTGGTGCTCAAATGAGGGCAGACTTGGTAAAGCATGCACCCAAAGAATTCAAAGAAGATATGAAATCATGGCACAATAAATTATCTGCTATTGATGAACTAAAATTCAAATTCGGTACAAATGGTGAATCTTTTATTGGCTCAGCTTTTGGGAAAAACAAATCTCAAAGACAAGCCGCCCTTGATGGGATAGAAAAAGCTTTCGAAAAAGAGGGTTTTAAAATAAAGAATAGAGCTAAACTAACTTCCTTAGCTGATGAATTAGAAACTAGAGATTTTACAACTAAACTAAGAGCGCCTAGAAGAGTGGGTGAAAACTTCACTTCTGTTAGTGGTTTGCTTGGTTCTGTTATACCTCCATCCACAGCTTTCAAAGTAGTTAATACACTTGAAGCCGCTGGAAAGGGATTAAGCAAAGTTGATAAGTTGTCAGAACTTGGAATTGATGCGGCTCAATATTCTGCTTTATTAAATATGATGAAGGGAATAGCTGAAAACGCCCCTGGACCTGGCCCAGTTACGGAGCCACCTGGATTATAATTTCACATCCTGGCTCACCCTTCCTATACTCTGGTATTTGTTCGGTGGTGCCAGTGACAAACCAATTATCATCTTCCAAGATTCCACAATCTACTAGTAGGTCATGTACAGATTCTACCTTGTTTGTATTGTCTGACTTCCTTAAATCCCCATAGAATAATTTAACCGTGATTTTATCACACTTAATTATAGGTAATTCTTTTCCAGATTTTTGCAGGTTTAATTGTAATGATTGCGCTGCATGCCAGATTTTATAATTCTTTTGAGTTGTTATAAACGGCTTACCCGTTCTCCTATTCTGAAATATTTGTTTACTGTTTTTCTTAGATGGAATACTACCATCTAAATAAAATGTAATTGTTCTATTCATGGTTATCCATACACCATAATTTCTAATTCTTTTCTATAGGCCAGGGCTTCCTCAAAAGTTACAAATCTTTTTTCTGTTAGTTTTTTGTTTGTATATATTTTAGAAACCCAGTCTTTTTTGGTGTCATTTCTTTTTGAATAATAAACTCCAGTAACTCCGCTTTTGTTTGAGCCTATTGGATTTTTAGCTATGTCCCGATGACTTTTTTTCCAATTTTCCCGCCACTTCATTAGGGTTATATTTTCAAAGAAATAGCCTTTGGAAGAATCCACCCTGTCTACAGAAGGTCTTTGCCATCTATCAAAATCAGATTTAATCCAATTTTCATACAGCGCATTAAAATTTGGCTGAGAAAAAATCCACAACCGAAACTCTTCTAAGGTGTAGTTTACTTTGTGTCCTCTTTTTTTTGCCCCATCTTTTTGATGACCGAATATTCTTAGGGATAGGCCTTTTTTTGTTCTGTACCACCCCTTCAAGTAAGTTTTATATTTATTGTCTTTCATATGGACCTTGATTTTGTTTTTGCTCAACCGAACGGTAAAGTTGATTTTCCATCATTCTCTATTAAATCTTTACGGGCATAAGAAACTGAATCATCTTCATCGGTGTTATTTAATGGTTTGTTATATATTCTAAAATCAAATATAAAAGCGGTGCTTGCTGGTATAACTGTGGTCCATGTTCCCCAGAATGCTGCATTATCATTGGTTTGTGCGTATTCTTGCGCTATCCAAGCGGGACTTTTTTCATCTGTAAACATCATTACTTCCTGAATGTTTCCATTAAAATAAACCCCAGACGGTGTATTGATATATCCTATTGAAAGGTTTGTTATTATTGGGTCACCAGGTAGTCCAGGAAAAGACCTGCTTAAGACTCCATTTTGATATATTCCAAATATTGTGCTTGCAGAAAACACACCCGTATGATGAAACCAAATATCATTCGGTGCGTCATCTAATCCTGATATTCCATAATTACCAACTCCAACCTCTCCAAAAGTGGAACGGCCAAAATCGCCACCCTTCCCCAGCGCAAAAAAATCATATGTGTTATCGTTTCTGCTCATTCCTGCTATAATCGGGGCAGAAAAACCATCCGATTTGTTCCAGGCCATTATAGTCATGGATTGGTTTTGGTCTGGTATAGTGCCGTCCAAAAATTGGTCAACTCCATTAAATGAGGTCGAAGGCCCAACTTTTCCAGAAGAGCCTCCACTGACCACACCATTGTTTTCTGTAAGTACAAAAGCATTGCTTGACCTGTCACTATTACCTCCATCAGGGGAATAGAATAGCGTATTTGCTGGGTCATAACAAGCATCTGAACCAAAAGGGTCTGTTTTAGCTAGGGTGCTATTTGCTGCTTGTGGAGCGTATATTCTAACTTCTTGTATTCCTGTAGTCAATTGCTGCCCTATCCAGGCAACTCTTACAAATCCCGTTTTTGCCACATCATTAAACTCATACCAATCAGTAGCTAATTCAACTCCAGAGCTTTCTACAGATGCTCTTCCTTTTGCGCCTACTGTAGTGTCAACCTTATCCCACCATATATTATCAAGGGTTGAAAGGTCAATAACTAAGATGAAGTCGTTTAGTATTTCGTCAGGGTTGGTTAAGGGTGCCTTTGCATAAGGTCCAATAGATAAAGCCATTGTTATAGTCCTATAGGTTTTTTAATAAATTAAAACATTTAAGAGCTAAAATGTAACTTTTTTTCAGCTCCACCCCTGAAATAAACATACCAGCTTAATACGCTTTTCAAGTCCAGTTTTTTAAAATCGCCTGAAATACCCAAATCTTTAATTTTCTCTTCTTTAGAAGCCTCTCCAAAAGTTGAAATTATGCATACCTCAGCCCCTATTTTTCGTTGGATTGCTTTTGTTAGCTCTGGAATAGTGGTGTCTAAAATTGTATGGTCTATCACTACACACTTTATTCCCCCTAGTTCATCGGCTGGAGAGTTTATAAAATCTTTGCCACGAGAAAATTGGTGTACTTGAATATCTAGGTTATCAAAAAACTCTTTGAATACCGATTGATACAAAGAATCATCATCAATTAGCGCTAGTTCCATTTATTATTCCAAGTTTTATGAGGGTGTAAGTCACGCCCACTAATAAACAAAATAGTCCAAATAATTTAGAAAGTGCGAATAAAAATTCTTTTTTTGAAACCCTGTAACTATTCATCACAGCCTGTTGGGTTTCTAGCTTAACTAATCTTTTAATAATAGACTTTTGCTCTATGGTTAGCTTTTCAATATCTTTTTGTGAACTTTTGTCTACAAATTCGGCAACCTCCAAATGAGACTGCAACTTAGTAGTCAACGTATTGAGGCTAGAATTTAAAGCATCTATTTTATCTGATAATTCTTTGTTTGTCATATCTCTACTCTATGCAAAATACACAGAATAGAAATAATATAAAGAACTATTTGTAGTTTTTTTATTTAAAACGGCATGATTACTTTAAATCCACATTCGTCTAGAAGTCTTACTTGTTTAGCTTTGGATAATAATACTCCGTTATTGTTTCTATACCCACCTCTTTCTTGGTCGTATATCATATGTCGGTGTAAATAATAATGTCCAGATTCCTCAACAATTATCACATCTTTGTGATTATCTGGGTGATATGACCAATGGTGACGGTGAAAACCTTCTGGGCATTCAATTCTTTGGGCAGCGTTCTTAGCTAGAAACTTTTCTGGATATTTTGCTTTATAGGCTTTATTTGATTTTTCCACAGCATCTTTAAGTGGCTTTTTTTGTTTGTAGTTTAGTCTGTGATACTTTTCTCTAGTTCTTTCTCTTTCTTTTTTTACCCATTCTGGGTCATCTCTAAGTCTTTTTATCCTGTTATCGGCCCTTTCTTTTACGCACTCCCTACAGGTTCCAGGTGAGTTAAATTTTGTTACAGGAAAATGAATATCTGGTTTTTCAATCTCACAAATTATACATTTTTTCATAATTATTACCTCCTTATATAAAAAAGGTAATAATTATTTAATTAATTACAACCCTCCTCAAAAAGGGAGGTCATCTTCAGGTTGTGGAACTGTAGGGTCGAAACCTTTGTTGTCAACACCCTTGTCATCACCATTGTTTACACCCTTTTTACCACCTAATAAGAGTAATTGGTCACAGATGATTTCTGTCATATATTTATTTTCCCCTGTCTTCTTATCTACCCATTTTCGAGTTTTGATTTTACCCTCTATGTAGATTTGATTACCAGTTTTAACGAATCTATCACAAATATCGGCCAAATTACGCCAAAAAACCAATTTATGGAATTCTGTATTTTCTACTTTCTTGCCGTCCTTGGTTGTGTAGCTCTCATTTGTAGCCAATGATAAGGATGCAACCTTTGTACCATTGTCAATAGCTCTTATTTCTGGGTCTTTGCATACGTTCCCAATTAGCATAACTTTATTTAATCCCGCCATTATTTTTTCCTTTGTTTATTGTTTATTGTTCCCATTTGTCACTGTCTTCTCTTAACTCTGACTTTACTTTTTTTGTATAATTTTTTCTATCCTCATATTTTTCACCCCTTAATTCTGGATTCTCTTGCTGCAACTTTCGTCTAGCCCTTACAATGCTTTCAGTTTTTGGAAGGTCCATTTTAAGAAGCTCCATAGCTGTCATTTTTTCAGGCTCACTACAAGAGAAATACCAAATTAGTTTAATCAAATATTCATCATCGTCCCTAGTTTTCGGGTACTTCAGGAGGAAGGTTTTAACCCGTTCAACTAGGGACTTTTCAAAGAAATCTTTATTCACTTTTTGAAATATCCTTTGTTGGGTTTTCTTCTGCCAATTTGCACACTTTTTCAAAAGCATCCTCAAAACTATTAGATGATGAGCATAGAAATAGTTCTTTAATCTCTTGCTCATCTTCATCTAAGCTATGCCAAAGTCGTTCACCGTTCTTATCTCTCTTCAGTGTTATAGAACAACTACTAATAATTGAATTATCTACGGAGTAAAGTCTCCAGCCTTCAGGAACACGTTCTTGTATACTCATTTTTTAGCTCCTTTTTTAAATTCTTGATAGAATGGACAAGCATGAGAAACACTGCAATAATCCTCACACCTTTTACGTTCTCCAGGTCTAAATTCTACATAGTGCTTTTTTAAATACATTATTTTTGTCAATCCAGGCTCTTCACTTTTTACACGCTCTCCAAGACCTTTATCCATAACATAAGCTTGGAGAAGAAATAGTTTAGAGAATAATTTAATAGCTCTTTTCCTGTCATCTCTCATTAAGGCCCATTTATCTTCCGTTGCCCAAGTCTCCTCATTTGAACAGGGTTCTGTAGACTCTAAAGTGTTTTCTTTTGCGTAATCTCTTATTCTTGCCCGTTCTCTTATTTCGCCTTCTATTCTGTCATCATCCCAGATTACAAAATTTCTTATTTGAACTGGATTCTGTGGATACTTCCATTCTCTTTTTGCTTTTGATTTGGCATAATCCCGTAATAATCCAATAATTCTAATTTCGTTAATGTGAATAGGTGAAAATGGAACTTTTGAAAAACAGTCATTACCTGGCGCAACTTTTGACATTGGGATTGGTTCCGTAACATATCCCCCTTTTCTAAGAATATAAGCCCCAACATTTAACTGAAATTCCCAGTCGGGTGCAGCTGGTAAAGTTTTGCGTTCATCCAACATAAATTTATAGACCGTGGAACCTTTGTAATCATCTAAAACCCCTTTCTTTGCATCCAAATAGAGAGAATCAAACATCATAGAAATTGTCCATTTTTCAAACTTCATATAAATTCGTTCTTCTGAGAAAAAGCTTTTTTCACCCTGTCCAGAAACCTCAATAACTTTATGAATTGCTTTTCCCATCATAGCAAAATACATGTCTGAAACATCTAATTCAGCCTCATGCATCGACTCTAATTTTTGCATATAAGCAGGTCTTAAAAGGCTGGAGGGGGTGTAATCGCTATGACCTGCACTATACTCATCATATTTTAAGGCAGCCACTAGTGGTTTTGGTAAGTCTAATTTGTTAGTGTATTTCATGAGTCAAACTCCTCAAATTCAATGTTCATTACTATAATTTTATTATTCTCGGGGGTGTTTGGCATTCTCATTGTCCAAAGCCTTTTGTTTGGAATCTTCATTTTTTCAATATCCCAGGTTTTATATCCCCATTCTTCACTAGCTGCCCATTCCATAAGCCTATTTAATGTTTCATATTTCATTTCTTAAATCCTCTGTTAAAGAATTATCTTCGTCTAAAAATGGCAAGTCTTCATCTGCTATTACGGGCAAATCTTTAATTTTATCCATAGGTGGAAATTTTTCTTCATCATATGCGGATAATTTTTGATTTAGCTTTTTATTCTCAGATACTAAGGCAGTGGTTTTCCTCTTGTAATTTTTCATTGTTAGCTCATAATTTCCGAATACAATATTTCCCATTAATATACGGCTGTTTAGTGCTTTGATGTGGCTTCTTAATTGTTGGAGGGTTGACGTTGAAGGTAATTCTCCCTCATCCATTTTAATTCTATAAGCTTCGCTTTGTTTCATATATTCCTTAGTTATTAATGTTAAATCCTATATTCAATTTAACACTAAACGTGTCCATTGTCAACACATATTATTTTTCTTTTTTAAAGTCTTCACTTTCATCTTCCCCAAATACACCTAATTCATAAAATCCAGTCATCTTTAAAACTGCTCTGCTCATAGCTCTTTTTTCTGCCATCTCCATAACATACCACGTTGTACAATTTCCGAACTCATCCCATTTATTTTTTTCTTTATTCCAGGTCTTTGAGCCATATTTAGCACTGCCAAAAGTTTCAATTCTAGCCCCTTTTTTACTTGCCACAGCTTTAACTACACAAAATTCAGGTTCAGATTTTATAGCCTCATACCTTATAAAGATTGTTTCTTTAGCTTGTATTTTGTCCATTCCTTGCCTAGTGACAATCATATAATGTTTATGCTTAAAAACATCGTCAGCGGTTAGCTCATATTTTTTGTATAGCTCTGTTAATTTTACTCTATCCATGATTTAATCCTTAATTAAATAAATCGGTTTGGTCCCTGTCTTTTGATTTCTCTTTACTTGTATTCTTTTTTGTTTTTTGATGCTCAATTGCAAAATCCATTGAACATTTATGACACCACATCCTAATATTTTCAATGTTTGCGGTGTCTTTGGTTAGATAATGGGGTATTAAAATTACCTTACCTTTGTATGATTCAGCTTTTTTATTGTGTTCATTGGGGCACCTAATCAACGGCCCCCTAAATGAATCTCTCCAATCATTCTCACACCTAAACCCACATAAATTTAAGCGCTTATTTATTGCAGAATCAATTGATTGAACCATCGTTTATCCACTCCTCAACATATTGATAAACCGATTTTCTGCACCCTGGACAAAGTCTAGTTTTAGTGGGTAATCTATTATTTTTTGTGTTTAGACTAATCCACCTACAAACTAAGCTTCTATCGGGAATACCTTTTAAATTTAAAATTCCAAATTGTTCTGCTAATTTTGTGAGTGTAAAACTAGGGTCTTTTTCTTGTTCTTTTCTAAATCTAATAAGCATGTTCTTATTGCTTACTTTGAAACTTATCACAAATTTTTTATTCTTTTTGGCTATTTTCTTTTTTACTATTTTCTTTTTCATTATTTATCGTTCCTTATTGTTTGTTATACATCTTGGCAACACTGCTCTTCACAAAATTCACAACACTCACACTTTGTTTCACTATCCCCGTTTATATCTTCTTGGAATGGGCAAGTATGGGGCCTTATTGTTTCAGTTTTACAAGTGCAGTGTTCCATTATTTATCGTTCCTTATTGTTATTGTTCCCTCAAAATCTGCTAAATGGTGAGATTCAATCTCTCTAATTTCTGGGTTACGTTCTGAGAGAGAAATATATTTTATTAGTTTCCCCCCTACTTCTAAATGTCTCTCGCTTAGGGCCATGACTAAATCGTCACTAGTTAAATCATTCCTCATTATTCTAGGGTATGTTGGATTGAGGCTATAAACTTCATTCACTACTTTATCTATTTTAATCATTATAAAACCTCTGTTGCTAATTGTTCGGCTACTACATTTAAAAATTCATCTTTGTAGCTAGTTATTTCTATTTCTCCTGAAAACATTGATAAAATTTCTACTCCAGGCTCTTCCTCTGGGTCTTCTAAGGTTGCGCTGTGAGACTCTCCAATGATTTCATATTCAACTTCTAAATCTATTCCTGTGTCTTTCCAAGTTACCTCTATATTCATCATTATACACCCAACACTTTTAATTGTTCTTCTGTAATTGTTGATGTAAGAGTTAATAATCTCTGTAATTTACTAACGTCTTTCATTGTTCTAAGAGTAGGGAAAAGGTCTTTAAACGGTTCCAATTGCGTTTTAAGACTTTCAACGTGTGCTTCTAAGTATTCATTATTAGAAAGTAATTTTTTATTAGTCTCTTCAAGTTTTGAAACCTCAGCTTCTAATATTGCTACACCTAATTTATAATCTTTTGTGTTGCTCATTTTGTATCTCTCTTTTGTTAAGTTTAATTGTTAAATCCTATAATCAATATAACACTCTTTGTTTCCATTGTCAACACATATTATCCATATTGTAATATTTTTTCTTCTTTTAATTTTTTATACCTATTCATTAGTTCTCTATCTGATATGGTTCTAAGGTATGCTTTGATTTTTTCGGGTGGAATCACCTGTCTTCTCTGTAATAACTGACGTTCCATCCCTCTAATTACATGATATAACTCAAGCCGCTTTTTTGGACTCATAAATTTATCACGGTGTATAATTTTTGCAAAGCAATGAACACAAATTTTTGTTATATCTGCGTAACATTCACATTTTGTTTGGTCTACTATTTTTGTAATAAAATCTTGTGGGCTTGTTGCTGCAATAATTTTATTAAACACGATAATCTCCTTTTTTATTTATTAATGTTAAATCCTGTAATCAATTTAATCCTCATTGTTTCCAATGTCAACCTGTTTATATTTTATTTTCGTTAAGCTCTCTCATCCAACCATATACCGCTTTTATACTAATTTCTACATTGTTTTCTATAGCAGATTTTACAAAACCTTCCAACATCATCCACTTTCTTTCCGCATCTGGAAGCCTTGCGACTAGGTTTGTCACTGCCTTTTTGAATACTGCAATATCCTCTTCAGTGGTTAAAACGTCCTTTGTTTGGCCCTTGTAGTACATGTACGCCATATCCATTTTTTGTTCTAATCTCTCTAATCTTTCGTTGGGTGTCATGGGTTTGGTGTCCTTTTTTGATTGTCCAGGGGGTCGGTTTTTAAAAACTTGAAAACGGTTTATCTAATACCCCTTTTATTTCTCATTATTTTGGGGCCTTTGTTTTTCTCACGGCTCTCAATGGGTCCCTGCAAAAATCTTCATATTCTTTTAGTGATTTATCAAATTTATCTAGCCTGGTGTCCAGGTTGTTTATTTCTTTGTTGTTTGTAATCATAAATTAAGCCCAGTTTTACCAATTTTTGAGGTCGTGGGTTTTTTATTCATCTTACCCCCCAGAATTAAGGTCATTTCCATTTTATTTTATTTTATTTTGTTTTATTTTATTTTATTATTAAATTCCCCAAAATCATGTAGGGAATCCCCAAAGTTACCCCTAAAATCACTCCTAAATACATTATATAATCCAATATTTTCATTCTTAATCGTTCCTTAGTATAATCCACTCATCCAATCATCATTAACAGGCCCTTCACTATCTACTTCCTTTTTAAATTTTAGATATTGTGCAGTTGCATCCTTTAAATTTGAAAACCTTTCTATAATATCACCGTCAATTTTTTCAACTACAAAATCTACATTATCATTATAGTCATCGTAGGGGGTAACAGATTTGTAAAGGTGGTGAGAATTACACTCTAATATAAATTCCGTTTTTTCTGTGTCTTTTTTTATTAATTGGTTGCTCATTATATTATCCTTTGTTTATTCTTATTTTAAAACCTTGTATTTTCATTAGTTCTAAATATTCATCGTCTGACAATCTATTCATAGTGGAGGGGAATTTTATAGTTCTTAGTGAGTGCTCAATACAACACGCCTCAATATCAAAAATATCATTGGCGTTTATTATTACGCCTAATTCATCATGTAATAGGGTCCATTTAGTTTGAGGATTAATTGTTATAATATCCATGATTATTTCACCCCTTCAATATTGTCTAAATAAATGTATCCTGGAGTGGGTTGTTTTGCTTTTTCTACATAGGCTATTATTTTCTTTTCACTCCAGCCGTAAGAATCTAAAATTGAACATGCCGCCCTTAAATTATACGCTAACTTCTCCATTTTAAAACCCCTTTTTCATCTGTATACATTTTTCTATATAATTTATTTTCAGAAGAAAGACTCATATAACAAACATCTATATTAGGCCAGCATTCACCCTCAAAAGGGTAATCAATATCAATTCTATCTAGTATTAATTGAGCGTCTTTATCGCTTACAACGATTCCAACCGCCCTCCTTAATCTATAGTCAACATCTGCAAGGGTGAATTTAAAGTCTTTATCGAATCTTTCTGCCGTTTCTTGATAGCTCATTTTAATTTTCCTCTTTGTCTGAAATTAAGTCAGCTTTTAAAACTTTCATTTGTTCGGGGGTGTAGGTAAATTCCTCATTAATCAAAGCAACTAGGTAATCACTACTATTATTATAATTTCTCTCATTATAAAAGTATTCTTCATTAAATACTCTTAGGCTTAATTCGTTGTCTGAGTAGTTTGTCAAGTTTTCCATTTTTAATTTCCTTTGTTTAATTTGTTAAATCCTATACCTATAATATACTCTATTGTTGTTTACATTGTCAACAACTTTATTAATTAAATATATTCTGCATAATCAAAGGAGTTAATTACTTCTGTATTGGTTTTATTGAATACTTTATTTTCTTTAATTTCTTTTTCGTACATTTTGTAAATAGAATACCCTGTGAATACTTCTTTTTTAGTGTGCAAGTATTCTTTAACTTCTGGTTTGCTTGTTTTTGCTTCTAATATCCATTTACAGACGAAATATTGAGCAGCTTGTTTTACTGTTAGTCCGAATTTTCCGCTAATTGTAGAGGGTCTAAAGCTTCTATGTTTTCGTTCGTCTTTTATTACTGCTTTCATAAAATCATCCAAATGACTTGCACTTTCCATAATTCTAACTAGTGAGAAGTAAATAGATTCAATTTCTTTTGTGTGAGTAGTTTTTGTTTTTGTAGTAGTTGTTTTTGTGTTTGTCATTTGGTGCCTTTGGTTGGTTTGTTTAATTTGTTTGTTTCTTCTCTCTTAATATATCACTCTTTGTGTACATTGTCAACACAATAATAAAGAAAGTTTACTTTTATTTAAAATACCGTTGTCATTGTACATTTTCTTGTGTACACTGTTAATTAGGTGTTGACATGAAAGTCTAAAATCGTATATTTAAGGAACTTATAAGGGATTCAACATAAATATGGCTAAAAAGCAAATAACCAAGACTCAAGAGAAGATTAACTACTCAAAAAGGCTATTTAAGGAGCTGACAAACAAGCAAGTAGGGCAAAGCTTTAGCACAATGCATAAACTATTAGATACTATTAATAAAGATATGGATTCGACTGTATTTGAAGATAGGAAGCTAGCTATGGATTCAGCTTTTAAGATTCTACCCTACATTATGCCTAGAGAAAGCAACGGCTCACAATTTAACCTGCAAATCAATAATAATAACGGTGGAAAGGTTAAGCCCGAACAAATAGCCAAAAGCCTAGATGATTTTATGAGTGATAGAGTAAAAGAGATAATCGACGTAAAAACCAGAGTCGAAGAGAAGGGAAAGATAAGACTCAAAGAAATAGGGGTAGTAGAGGATAAAGAAGATGAATAACGATTTAACAAGTGAACAAAAGGCGATAGAAATAATGGATAAGAATAATAAACAAGGCTCAGAGAATATTAAAGCTATGCAAAAACATCTAAATGGTATGGCTGAAAGTTTATCAAAAGTCCTTGAAATGATGAATGCTTTAAGACTTACCAATATTAGACTATCTGAGAGAATAGGAAAGGTAGAGAGTAAAGCAATAATATTACCTGGCCAAACAAAAAACACTGGTAGCTTTGGGAGCGGTAGCTTTGGGAGCGGTAAATTTGGCAACGGTCCTTTAAATTGAAAGACTCTTCAAAAGTAACAGTAGTATTCTATTTAGTAGTGATAGCTTATAGTTTAATTTTGTGGGTTTCTTTATGAATGAATTCTTAGATTTCTTGGCTTTTGCTGGGTTTATTCTTTTTACTCATAAACTGTACTATATCTATAAAAACAAAAAGGATAAGTCTAAATGAGTAGGTTAAAGTGTGATAAATGTGGATATGTTTTGGCTAATACTATTATGGTTCTTGTTCGTGGTGTTGGTGTAGTTTGTATTAATTGCTATGACACAGATAAGAAGGAGAGGTCTAAATTAATTGCATAAAGTGTAAAGCTGAATTACCTAAAGGATGGTTATCTACTTGTATTGATTGTTTGCGTATTGCTTATGCTTGTAAGAGAGTGTCAAAAG